TCACCAATCAAGCGGTTCAGTTCCAGAACAATGGTGCTCCTTCAAGGCAGCACTATGGTTCTGGGGTGTCCTGTAACGGTGCCACGATGACGTTTAGTCCGTTTTACATGGGGAATCATACGGTTCCCTTTGATGAAAATATGGATCAAAGAACCTACACAATAGCTGAAAACTGGGGAGGACAAATTAATTTTATGTTCCCTTTAGATATATCAGGTTTGCGTAGATGTAAACGTATATCGCAACGCATTGAAGAAAAAATGCGACTTGACTACGAATTAACCCGTATGTTGAGATGTGCTGAACTTCAACGAAAAGGCTTTATGTTAGCTGAAAATACCCGTGTATATACTATGTGTAATGATGTAGTACCTATAGTTGAGTACCAAGCTAAGAAAAAAGCTGCTGTTAAAGAGTATTTAAACACAACTTGTACACCAAAAGACAAAAAGTACCCTTGGAGTAAACAGGAGTACGACTGTCCAACAAAACCTACTAATGACAAATGATTCTACTAATTAAGCCAATACTAATGGCTTTTGCTACTTCTGACTCTGTAAAAAAACTACTTATTGATATTCTACGCAAGCTAGTGTCAACTACTGATAATGTTGTTGATGATAAGGCTGTAGATTTTATTGAGCAGTCGTTATTTACAAATAAAAAAGTATTTACATAATGGATAAACGAGCCACAGAGGATCAGTTTAATGCGTTACATAATCTTGTAACTGTAGAACTGATTGACCGTATCAAATCTGGCGAAGCTACCACCGCAGACCTTAAAGCTGCTACGGACTGGTTATATAAAAATGACATCACTGGTATTGGCTTTGATGAGTCACCTTTGGGTAAATTAGCAGACCTAATGCCAAAGGTAGATTTTGAAGCTGTACAAAAAGCGGTGCATAGATAATGGCTCCCAAAGCAATGCCCCGCAGCAAGCTAAAGCGGAGCGCACGGAATTATAGAGATAATCCCGCTTCTAAGGCAAAGAAAAATGCTGCACAAAGACAAAGGAATAAAACTACTGCTAATAAGAATTATCGTGCAGAACTAAACCGTGCCAGACGAAAGGATGGTAACTACGGTAAAGGTGGAAAAGACTACTCGCATACCTCGAAAGGTACCTTAGTACGGGAAGATCCATCGACAAACAGAGCACGAAATCGCAGTAAAAAATGACACCTATCCTTCCAACTTCTGAACACTATCTTATCAATCTTTTAGCTATGCAGTCAGCTGAAGCAAAGCGACTATGGAGAAAAGCTATTAAAGAGGCAAACAATTATGAATGTATTTATTGTGGACAACGCTATCGAGAACATGATCTTACCATTGACCATGTACATCCCCGATCTATGGGGGGTACTAATGTCACTAGGAACTGTGTTCCCGCTTGTCGTAAATGTAATCAGAATAAAGGAAGTCAAATCTGGTTAGACTGGTTTAGGGATAACTTCCCACCAGACTCTTTTAGAGAAAAACGAATCCTAACTTGGATAGAATGAAGAAAAAACATAAGACAATATATGACCAGCTAAGGGAGGACTTTAGGTTCTTCCTTACAGCTGTGTGGACACATTTAGACCTTCCACAACCTACCAGAGCACAACTCTGTATTGCTGAATATTTACAAAATGGACCCAAGAGACTCCAAATTCAAGCTTTTCGAGGTGTTGGTAAATCTTGGATTACTGCGGCTTTTGTTCTTTGGACGTTATATAACGATCCGAATAAGAAGATTATGGTTGTATCGGCTTCTAAGGATAGGGCCGACTCATTCTCAATCTTCTGTCAACGACTAATACTGGAAGTCCCTTGGATGAGCCAGTTAAAACCTAAGAATGATGACCAAAGGTGGTCAAGAGTATCCTTTGATGTAGGACCAGCTGCACCTCACCAAGCACCTTCAGTTAAGTCTGTGGGTATTACAGGTCAGTTAACGGGAAGCCGTGCTGATTTAATGGTATTAGATGATGTAGAAGTCCCTAATAACAGTATGACCGAGTTACAACGTGAAAAATTACTTCAACTTGTTACTGAGTGTGAGTCTATTCTCACTCCTAAGCCTGATTCTCGCATCATGTTCCTTGGAACTCCTCAGACTACTTTTACCGTCTATAACAAGCTCCGAGAGCGTAACTATAAGCCATTTGTATGGCCTGCTAGATATCCTCGAAAGGTGGCTATGTATGATGGTTTACTCTCACCACAGCTTGCAGCTGATTTAGAAAATGAAAAAGATCTCTCTTGGAAACCAACAGATACAAGATTTCTTGAAGAGGATCTCTTGGAGCGTGAGAGTGCTATGGGTCGTAGTAACTTTATGTTACAGTTTATGTTGGATACTTCTCTCTCTGATGCTGAGAAGTTTCCTCTCAAATTTGCCGATCTCATCGTTACTCCCGTCAATCCGACCCACGCACCAGAAAACATAATATGGTGCTCTGATCCTGATAATATCCTTAAAGACTTGCCTTGTGTAGGACTTCCAGGGGACTATTATTACAAACCAATGCAGACTCAGGGGGAGTGGCAAGAGTATAGTGAAACTATCTGCTCTGTAGACCCCTCTGGAAGAGGCTCAGATGAGACTGTAGCCTGCTTCATTTCCCAGTTGAATGGGATAATGTATTTACATGAAATCTACGCCTCTACAGACGGTTATTCAGACAATACATTATTAGACATCCTTAAACTTTGTAGAAAGTATAAAGCCTCCACTTTACTCATTGAGAGTAACTTTGGAGATGGAATAGTATCAGAGCTTTTCCGTAAACATTGTATTAACACTAAAACATCAATTAACATAGAGGAAACTAGAGCTAATGTCAGGAAAGAAGATCGTATCATTGACAGTCTTGAGCCTTGCTTTAATCAGCACAGGCTGGTTGTTGACCCCAAGGTTATTAAGTGGGATTATGAATCGGGTGCTGAGAGGCCAACTGAAACTAGATTCCAATATATGCTTGGATACCAAGTCTCCCGCATGTGCAGGGAAAAAGGGGCCGTTAAACACGATGACAGAATCGATAGCCTTGCCCAGGGGGTTAAATGGTTCACCGATGCCCTCGCTATCTCAGCCAAAGATGCCATAAAGACTAGAAGAGATCAAGAGTGGTTGGATTTAGAACAAGAATGGCAAGATAATCCTCAAGCAGCAGCTAATCATATGGTGTTCGGAATGAACCTCCAACAAAGACAAGAAGCAAGAGGAAAGACAACAGGGAAACCTTTGCCTACTTGGATTTAGTTTAACCACCTCATTATACACGGGGAAGTGGTGCGTCCCGTGTGTGGAAACAGCGGTCAAAGAAGAGGGAGATTGTTTTTCTCCCTTTTCGCCTATATCGTGATAACTTTACGATCCTTTACAAACTACTCTCCTTCTACACCTTGAATACCTTTAAAAAGATTCTAACAATTCTACTCCTATTAAGGATAATAGGTCCAGTTAGTTTTGCTATCTATACTATCTATGCTAATACTCAACACCGTGATAACCATTCTGTTTGTAGTGGAAGTGATTGTACTTCTCTCCACATTTCGGGGGGCTAAGTAGGGTGTCTTTAATTTTGGCATAATTTTCTGTTGGGTATTAAGAACGTTGGGGGAACTGGCTACCCCCCGAAGGGGTACATTTGTACTAGTAGTGGTACATTAGTACTACTACCGAGAGGTAGTGAAACATATGTACTACTACTGGGCGGTAGCTATGGGCACCTTGCGGGGGTAGTGATACATATGTACTACTACCTTGCGGGGATAAGTAAATATACCTAAGACGATCTGTATTGCTGAGTAATTGCCACCATCATGAGTGATTATACCTAGTCCCCGAAAGTTATATCTATATATATTAAAAAACAAATCAAATATAAGTAATTATACTCATGACTTCCAGACTGAAATATGCAAATATAGGTTATCAATCAAACAAGAGGTGACGAATTCCACTAGTTAAAACAAATGAGTATTTACACTCATGACTTTCAATCCACAATCTGCAATACTTAAGAAGTAAAGCAAACGAGGATTAAACCAAACTAACAACAAGTGCTCAGGATCTATCCTTATAAGATAGAAACAGCTTGAAACCCAGAGAGTTAAACGGACAACAGGATTGAGTTACCTGCATACGTCACTGGCCTTGGCAAGCGTTACCCAGTCATAGTGTAGACCTTACGGGGTCAGCTTGAACAGGGGATGAGTATGAATACCTACTCCTTATCCAGGATGGGTAGTACATCTGCACTGATACGCATAGCGAGGTGCAATGGCTGTAATACAAAGGCCAGTGAAAGTATTAAAATGAACATGATTAATTAATATAGTTCATGTGTACTATGATAGCCAACTATCCCTCGACTAAAGACTTAGTGAGAGTGTGTAATACATATGAACTATTTCTTGAGGTGACTGGTGTTGATTATACTTAGAGTTCGATTCTCTACCACCTCACAACCACCATCACGAGCACCATGAGTTACTCTCAACTCTCACCTGAAGCTCGTAATATTGTGGCTATGTTCACTCAAGCTACAACTCTTGAGGTAGAACGTGGCTGTAATTGGTACCCTGAAGCTCATCAGATAGCCTACAAACTAGGCAAACGATACAATCTATACACTGACCAAGTTGTTGGTGTTATAGCTGCTCTCAGCCCACGTAACAAATGGGAACGCAACATACAAGATGCAGAGAGTATCCTTAAAGCATGGAGACATGGACTTGAGGAAGATGTATTGGCTGTCAAGTGTGCAACGTTCAACAACAACAAACGCAAGGCACTTGATGTACTTCTAGGTAACCACGAGTCAATCCACCACGCACTCAATGGTCTTAAGATGATTGAGTTCTTCAACTGTATTGCAAATCCTGATGTAGATGACGTTTGCATTGATGGACATGCCTACAGTATATTTATGGGTGTACGCCTTCCATTGAAGGATGTACCAGCCATCTCACCAAAGCTTAGAGGACAGATTAAGAGTGACTACCACGATGCCAAAGCCTTCATCAATGAGGAGCTAGGCGAGAGTTACTATACATCTCAAATCCAAGCTATCACATGGGTTACTTACAAGAGGATACACAATGTCTGATCTAATACCTATTGATCAAGGCAGGGTACTAGTTAGCCGCAGTGCCCTAAAAGATCCCGCAGTGTTGGCTGCACTCACTCACCTTCACGATACTAATTATGAGTACCGATCACACCCATCAGGATACTGGGACATCTCCGATCATGACTAATGGTCAGCGTATGCCTGAAGATGTATGGCTTGCACTTCTAAGACTAGAACGCAAGAGGTACCGACAGGAACGTATTGAAAATGGTGACACATACACCATATGAAAATACTCATCGCTTGTGAAAAAAGTGGTGTTGTTCGCAGTGAGTTCACTAGGCTGGGTCACTATGCTATGTCATGTGACCTAGAGCCTACTGAGATTGCTGGGGCACACTATCAGGGGTCAGTTCTTGACATCCTCCACCACGAATGGGATATGATGATATGTCATCCTCCCTGTGTTCACCTAGCTGTATCAGGCAGTAGGCATTTCGCAGCCAAACGTGCTGACGGTAGGCAACAGGCAGCCCTTGAGTTTGTTGAGAAGCTTTGGGCAGCTGACATACCACACGTATGCCTAGAGAATCCTGTATCCATCATCTCAACACAAACATCCCTGGGTAAATGTACTCAGACGATCCAGCCCTACCAATTTGGGCACCCTGAAAGTAAGCGCACGTGCTTATGGTTACGGGGATTACCCAAGCTACAACCAACCAATGTGTTATCATTACCTGAGTGTGGCTACTGGGACAATCAAACGCCTAGTGGACAGAATAAGCTTGGCCCATCCAAAGATAGGTCAGCCAAGCGAGCTAAGACTTACCAAGGGATAGCCAGAGCAATGGCTGTTCAATGGTGCAACGCTCCTCTCCTGTAGCCCTGACCACCATCACGGCTGCATGAGGGGTTCTCACCTCTCGCCAATGTAGTTTGCTTATTTATTATGAGACTAAAGTTCCAACCTAAAAAGCGCACATCACAATGGGTTAAAGAAATTGTGGTGCTTAACTTTTGGCGAGGTATAGTTAGAGTCACTTGTAACAGTGGCGACATCTACCTTTACGAAAGAGTTTCTAAGAGAGCCATTGCTAACTTGTGCTTCAATCCACGCATGAGCTATGGATTCTGGGTTAACAAGAACTGTATCAAGGCAGCCCGTGTCAGGTACTACGATGTAGCTGAAGACTTCAAAGATGATTGGAGGATGGCTTCATGAGTACATACACTGACATGACCAACAAGGTACGAATGTACTTTGATAAGGGTGTACTTGATACGTTCTTAGCCAGAGCTATCAATTACGAAATGGATTATAAGCAGAGTCTAGTTACTGTTACCTTCGAGGATCAGGAACTAACTCAGCTGGAGTACCTTAAGGAGCTAGGAATAGCTGACCTTGAGGACTCACTTGTTTACACCGACTACTCATCCGATCTAAATGTCAAATGAAAAAGAAAAGAATGACGAGGACATGGAGGACTTCCATGAGCCTATGAATGAAGAGTATCCTGAGGATGACTCTAAACGGTACACCAAACGCTTGTCCGCACTATGTGACATTTAATGACCCAGAAAGCTTGCCGACATTGTAAGGAGGTCAAACCTTTAGATTCATTTCCATTATTCTCAACAGCTACAGCTGGACGTAAGAATACATGTAAGAAATGTTCTAACAACATGGCCTCTGTACGTGCTAGACTACGCAAACGGCACCCAACACCACTTCCAGGAAATTGCCCTGCTTGTGGTCGCCATACGGATGCTTGGGTACTCGATCACTGTCACCATACTGATAGCTTCCGAGGCTATGTGTGCAATAGCTGTAATCTTGGCTTCGGTAAGTTTAATGATGACCCTGAAATGATGACCAAAGCACTCAGTTACCTCGCAAACCACCATCATGACCCCGCTAAATGAACTAATGGGTGACTTTAGACAGTTACAAAAACAATTAGATTCAATCATTGTACGAATGCAGAACCTATCTGCTCAGATCCTCGTTGAGGCTCAACGTACCCGTAACCAAGCTGTATTTAGTGACGACTTTGACTGCCAAGACCTATAAAACACTCACCATCCGTCATGGTAAGGTAGTCCACACCAAGACTATCCATGACAACCTAGAACCAATGACTAGGTACACCAGATGCGACAACGCTGGTGTTGTAGGTAGGGTTATACGATGCCCTACTTGTGGTGGGGGAACCCGTGTCTACCATTTCAGCTGGTGTGGTTTATTCTGCAACGGTTGTCAAACAATGATAGACAAGTATGACTGGCTAGTGGAGCGCAAGAAATGAGGTTTGTCTTAGCGTATACTTTCTGTATACTAATGGGCATAACCTTTCTTGCTAATTGGAGCACCCACCGAGATCTACCATCCTCACCAGGATATTTCCCAATTGGACAAACATGAAAAAATCAAAAGATCCTTACAAGAATAGGATCAGGGAGGTCATGCGTTGGAAAGCATCTGACAAAACAACTCCTTATACAATTCAAGATGGCTTCCATGCAGCCTGTAACTGGGATCTCAGACCAGAGTACCTGTGTATTGTCAGGTCTAAGTGGTTAACTGGTCAGGTCGAAGAACGATCTTACAAGTCATTCGCTTATGCTCAAAAGTACATAGACAAATGTATGGAAAACTTATGTGAATTAAGCATTATCACCCATGACGAAATACGTGATTCGATCCCTACAGAAGACTATTAATACCTCTGACTTAGCTCTACTATTAGATGCTAAAGGTTATTGGATTAATGAGGAATCTGGTGAGGTGTATCGCTTGGATGATGTAATGCATCCTAAAGAACCATCTGATTTAATGGTACTTCTAGCTGCTATTGGTAAGTTAGAAGTTAAACTCAACCACCAAGGTGAACATGGCTTCTTCCTTCCACACTGGAAAGCACTTAATAGTATTGAAGAATACTGTGAAGAGTTCCCAGCTGAACAACAATGTAAACAGTATGATGTCTGATCTGAACCAATTTGAGATTGATCAACTCACTGACCAAGAATACGCAATGTATCTCGCCTATGGTGAATCTCAACAATCTCCAGTTGCCAAGACAATTCGCTCTGGAGGCCGAGGCAATAGCTTGCGGCAAGCAAAGACTACACGAGTCTATAAAAAAACTGGAACAAAAATCCTACGCTTCGGCAAGCGTATACGGGGTAGCCTCGATAAGGGAAGCTTTACCAGTTTTAGTTAAAAAGATTGAGGATACCAGATGGCGAATAACCAAAGGACAAGCTGGTAAGTTTTACCAACCTATCGCTAAGTATCTTGATGAGTTAGAACCATTAGCTATTGCCACCATCATCTTGAAGGTGACCTTTGATAAAGTTTTTGCTACCGCTGATACTAAAGCAGAGGATAAAATAGCACCAATACTAAATTCACTTGGTAGTGCTTTAGAAGCTGAATGTAAATTCCGCTGGTACAACCGAGAACACCCTGAATTTATGGAATACATTAATAGGGTATATTTCCATGAAGCTTGTGGTACTCAACAGAAAGAAACTATAGCCAGTCAAAAGTTTGGTGAGCGTGGTATACGCTGGGATAAATGGCCTACTAAAACTAAAATTAGTTTAGGTAGATGGGGTTTAGTAGCATTAATGGAGAGTACCGACTGGTTTACTATAAATAAGAAGCGTAAATCTAAAACTAGATATGATTATAGGGTGGTACCTACAGATTTATTCAATAGTAAACGTGAACAGTTAATTAAATCAGCTGAGTTATTTGCTGGTATACCTTGGCCTATGTTAGTGACCCCAGATAAATGGGATTATGATGAGAACGGTAGTATTATCTACGGTGGTTACATTACAAACCGAATGATGCGAGGGCACCAGCTAACACGAAGGGGTAACCCCCTCATTATACACGGGAAGGTTCCGATGGCTTTTTTAAACAAGCTTCAGGACGTTAAGTACCGTGTGAATACAGTTGTACTAGATACAGCTTTAGTCTTGAAGAAGTTGAAGAGAAGTGTAGGAAAGTTTATTCCTATTACTGAAGCTTACAAACCTCCAAGACCTCCTAACGCTGACGAGGATAGCGAGAAAAGTCTGGCGTGGAGGAGAGCGATGGCTGAAGCTTATAACGCTGATCGAATTAATTTCAAAAAATCAGTAAGAACTCGCACACAACTGGAAGCAGCTGAGAAGTTTAGGTATGAAGAGTATTATTACCTACCCTGGAGTTTCGACTATAGGGGAAGGGCATACCCGATACCTGCATTCTTAACACCACAAGATACTGACTTTGGTAAGTCCCTTATAAGGTTTGCTGATGAGTCACCTCTCACTAAAGATGCTGAGAAATGGTTGTCTTTCCAAGTAGCTACTTGCTACGGTTTGGATAAGGATACTATGTCTGATCGTCTTAAATGGGTAGAGGATAATAAAGACTTAATCACAAGGGTTGCATTAGACCCGATAGATAACCTTCCCGATTGGGAAAAGGTAGAAGAACCGTGGCAATTTATGGCAGCATGTCATGAACACTACCACTGTTGTATTAAACGTGACAAGAAAACTACAGGTCTAATGGTAGCGGTAGATGCTACCTGTTCAGGGCTACAAATACTAGCAGGTTTAGCTAAAGATAAATCAACAGCTGAACTTGTTAATGTTTCCCCTGCTGACAAACCTAGTGATGCTTATAAAGCTGTAGCCACAGAGGCTAAGAAGTACTTACCTGAGTACATGCACCCTTGGATGGTACGGAAAACCACAAAGCGTACCGTAATGACCATACCCTACAATTCAACTAAAGACAGTTCGAGATCGTACATCCGAGAAGCTCTTAAAGAACAGGGTATAGAACCAACCACCGAGGAGTTAACTCAGGTAGTCAACGCAGTCTATGAAAGCATGGATGCGATAGTTCCTGGCCCAATGCGTGTAATGCGTTGGATCAAGAAACATGTAGGAGAATATATAAAGAATGGAGCTAAAGAAGTTCAATGGGAAACACCGTCTGGTTTTATCGTTAATCAAAAACGTAATGAAATCAAAACGAAACAGATGGAACTTCAGTTATTAGGTCGTATCAGAGTACGATTACCTACTGGTGAAGAAATACCTAGCCCTCAAAAGCATAGGTTAAGTACTGCACCCAATTATATCCACTCCATCGATGCATCTTTGTTGCACCGTTCCTTTCAACAGTTCGATGAACCATTTACCGTTATCCATGACTCAGTACTTACTAGAGCAACAGACATGGGAACACTCAATGAGCTTGTGCGTAAAACCTACAAGGAGATATTCACAAGTGACTGTTGGCTTACACGATTTGGTGAAGCCATCAATGCATCAGAACCGCCACCTATAGTAGGGACATTAGATCCCGAAGTAGTAGAAAAGTCCACTTACTTTTTTTGTTAACCGCATGACCACTTACGTCACCCCTGAACCCGTTGTACTTGATGGGTTCCAAGCTATACTAAAACCTGGGGAGTGGGGCTATAAATTATCAGCCTTACTTCCTAAGAGTATAGTGTCTAAGTTAGAAGAAGAAAGAGAATCTGCTCTTGATTGGGCACGATCAAAAGCTAAGAACCCTAAAAGGGTTACTGTTAAACCTGAGCCTTGGGAGGAGTTAGAGAACAATCCTGGCACCTATCAGGTTAGATTCTCATGGAAAGATAAGGATAAGTTATTCCCTGCTATCGTTGATACAGAGGGTACCTTAATCACAGATAAAGAAACACCATTATACAATGGTAGTACAGTAAAGATAGCTTTCATTCAGAAGCCTTACATCATGCCAGCTGGAGATATAGGTACATCTCTTAAGCTTAAGGCAGTACAAGTTATTAGTCTTAATAACGGTGCTGGTGTTACCGATCAAGGTAATATGTCTGCTGAAGATGCACTGAAAACATTCGGTGGTGCTACTACAGGATTTAAGATAGATGCGCCTGCAATAGTAGATGCATCCCCTTGTTCAGTAGAAGAACAGGATGAAGACTTCTAATGCGTAGCCGCCTAGAAGAACAGGTGGCTGATTTACTTGACGAGTTGGACGTTCATTATGAGTACGAATGTACTAAATTAAATTACTTTATAGAAGCTAATTACATCCCTGACTTTAAGGTTAGGGATATATACCTAGAAGCTAAGGGTTTTTTTAAGCCCTCGGACAGGCGTAAAATGCTTGCCGTAAAAAAATTGCATCCAGAATTAGATATTCGTTTTGTATTTCAAGCACCCTATAATAAAATAAATAAAAACTCAAAGACAACTTATGCCATGTGGGCCGAAAAACACGGCTTCCCGTGGTGTGCTTACTATGCAATCCCACTCAACTGGCTCAAACCATGAACAATCAGAGTTCTTATATCACGAGCCTTGTACAAATTGCGGTTCTTCAGACGGCTGCTCACGCTATTCTGACGGACATACTTATTGTTTTGTATGTGACCATTATGAATCTGGAGAACCACCATCATCCGATGAAAATAGATCTGAGTATGAAAAAACCTGCTCCAATCGTAAAGTCATGCTAAAAGGTAACCCAGTACGTTTAAACAAACGTGGACTAAGTGAAGAGGACTGCCGTAAGTACCGAGTACATAAGGATGGGGACGTTTTACGTTTCCATTACTTTAATAAGAAAGGTCAGGTAGTCGCAGCTAAGGTCAAAACAAAGGACAAGGACTTCTACTGGGACGGTAGAAACGAAGATGGTCAATTCTTCGGTCAGAATCTATTTCCAGATAAGGGGTCAAGACTGACCCTCTATGAAGGGGAAATGGATGCTGTCTCAGGACACGCAGCTATGCCAAAATGGCCTCACATGTCAGTACCTAACGGTGCTGCAGGGGCTAAAAAAGATCTACAAAAAGTACTAGATTTAACACAAGGTTATGAAGAAGTTGTATTCTTTTACGACAATGATGATGCAGGCCGTAAGGCAGCTATCGAGTGCGCTGAACTTTTACCAGCTGGAAAAGCAAAGATTGCTGTACTTGAGAAATACAAGGATGCGTCTGAGGCCCTTCAGGCAGGTGACCCCGAAGCAATACGCAAAGCTATCTGGGACGCAAAGACGTATCGCCCTGACGGAATTGTTGATGCTAAATCGTTACTTGAATTAATAACAACACCCGAAGCACCATGCACCCATGAATACCCATTCCAAGGACTCAACGAGAAGCTACACGGGATCAGGCTGGGAGAACTTACGACAATTACTGCAGGCACTGGTAGCGGAAAGACAAGTTTCTGTCGCCAACTTGCAACTGACCTATTACAAAAGGGAGAATCAGTTGGGGTCGTGGAGCTTGAAGCAAACAATAGAAGAACAGCACTTGGATTAATGTCCTCCGCTGTCAATCAAAACCTACACCTCGGTGAATACAATGAGCAACAACTTAAAGAATATTTTCGTTCTACCATTGCTAATTGGAATCTTTACATGTTCGATGGCTTTGGGTCTTTTGATCCTGACATTATTTTTAACAGAATCGAGTACCTTGCCAGTGGATTGGAGTGTCGTTTTGTATTCCTAGACCACATCAGTATTCTCATGTCTGGACTCGAAGGAGATGAGAGGAGAATGCTGGATCAAACTATGACCCGTTTACGTTCTCTAGTCGAGAGAACAGGTATTTCACTATTTCTTGTATCACATGTCAGACGAACCCAAAGTGATCATAACCACGAAGAAGGAGCCAGAGTCAATATTGGACAACTTCGAGGCTCGCACAGCATTGGTCAATTGTCAGATGGAATTATTGCGCTTGAACGGGATCAGCAGGCAGATAAATCGAAAGCTTCTACTACTGTGCGCGTACTTAAAAATAGATACTGCGGAGAACTCGGAGTAGCCTGTAACCTTACCTACGACTCAGACACTTGTAACTTTCATGAAATTACCCCCGAAAAAGAATTCAACCCGACCACGGATTTTTGAAGGCAGTGAGTATGAACACCCTTGGTACACATACTTAAATAAACCGCAACCACCATCATCTGACGCTGTTGCTAAGGCACAGTTTAAAGATAAAACTTATACATGGAAGAAAAAACCATCAACCTAGCCTTTGACATGGAAACAGATGGGCTAGATTCCACTCGCATTCATTGTATAGTCACTCAAGATCTGGATACAGGTCTTGTTGAGGAGTATAATGATGAAAAATATAGCAATGGTGATCTAAAAGAATTACCTATGGCTACTAATTCCATTACTTCTGGGTTGAATAGTTTAATGGCTTGTGACAACATCGTATCTCATAATGGGATAGCGTATGACGTAGCACAAGCCCAGAAACATTACCCTTTCTTTAGGAAGCTCATGGCTAAACACTGGGATACTTTAATTCTCAGTAGATTTTACCATCCAAACCTCTTAGATATAGACCTTAAACGTAGATGGCGTGACATGCCAGCTAAGTTATATGGTTCACATAGCCTTCAAGCCTACGGGTATCGGCTAAGGTGCCGTAAAGGGGAGTTCGGTCAGACAACTGACTGGCAGAATTGGACTCCTGAAATGCAAGAATATTGCAAACAAGATGTCGTTGTACTCACAAAACTATGGGAACATTTCCAAAAATACCTGAACCCCTCATCTTAGAGCATCGCATTGCTGAGATGATGCAGGACCAAAAACGGGTTGGATGGCCTTTGGATGTTAAGAAAGCCCAAGCACTAGAGAACACTCTTTTAACACGCTTAGAGGAGCTTAGAGAGGCCACACAGAAGATATGCTGGGCAGTGCCTGGAAATCTATTCACACCAAAACGTGATAACAAAAACCAAGGTTATGTTAAAGGTGCAGAAATGCAACGGCTTAAGGATTTTAATCCTAGTAGTCGAGAACATATTGCTTGGTGGTTCAAAACCTTTCAAAATTGGACACCACATAAAAAAACTCCTACAGGTAAAGCAGTTATTGATGAAACTGTCCTGAAGGAAATCAATACAAACGAATCATTACTATTCCTTGAGATTCTGATTATCCAAAAGAAGCTCGGAATGTTGTCGCAAGGCAGTAATGCATGGTTGAAGTTAGTCAAGGATGGCAGGCTTCACCACTCCTGTTTTATTGGAGCAGCTACACACCGAATGGCTCACGCTACTCCAAATCTCGCACAAGTCAGTAGTGATGCTGATTGTCGAGAACTTTTTATTACAAAACCTGGCTGGAAACTGGTTGACAGTGACCTTGCAGGGATAGAACTACGCATGTTTGCACATTACCTAGCTCGTTACGATGAGGGTAGGTATGCAGACGTATTACTCAACGGAGACATACACCAAGTCAATGCAGACAAGATCGGAGTTACTCGCAGGCAAGTCAAGACAATTTCGTATGCATTTTTATATGGTGCTGGCAACCAGAAATTGGGTTTATCCTATGACAACCTCTTATCCCCTGAGGCTGCTAAGAAGAAGGGGGCCGAAATACGGAAAGCTTATATGGAAGCCATTCCTGGTCTTAGTGATCTTGTTGAGGCTACCAAAAGAGTATCTGAAAGCGGTAGCATCCGTGCCATCGATGGTCGTAATATCAGCGTTGACAAAGGGCACAAGTCCCTCAACTATCTCTTACAAGCATCGGCAGCGGTAATCGCAAAGCGTTGGTGCATATGTACTAGTGAAGTTTTAAAAAGTACACTTTATCCTCATGAAAGGTACGCCTTTGTGCATGATGAGCAAGTGTTTGGTGCGCCACCATCATCAGCTAAGTACGTTGCTTTTGCATGTAAATTTGCAGCAGCACAAGCTGGTGAATACTATAAATTACGAATCCCGATTGCTGCTGACGCTAACATAGGCGACAATTGGGCAGAGGTACATTAATGTTATTGATTGACTGCGACTTTTTAGCTTATAAATCGGCTCAAGCTTGCGAGGAAGGTATAGATTTTGGTGATGATGTTATCATTGCTCAATCTAATTTTAGCCAAGTCCTTAAAATCTTTGAACGAGAGCTAAAAAAGGTCACAAAGGCAATGTTTGATGATGAATTTGTACTATACTTTTCTAGTCCTAAGAATTTTAGGAAGAAAATTTGTGCCGATTACAAGGGTCATAGACTTAGGCGTAAGCCTCTAGGATATAAACGCTTGCTCAACCATTGTAAAGAAAATTACAACTTTGTCCTACGGGATGGGTTGGAAGCTGATGATGCACTTGGAATGGATGCCACTCAATTCCCTAGTGTTGACAACATACTCGTCAGCCCAGATAAAGATATGCGTCAGATCCCAGGAAATCTATGGAACCTAACGGATGACGTTGTAGAAATTACAAAAGAAGATGGAGATGATTGGCATCTAATCCAATCAATTTCGGGTGACCCAACTGACGGTTACGGTGGATGCCCAGGAATTGGAATCAAACGTGCCACCGAATTGTTAAATAAAAACCCTGATAATAAATGGGGTGCTATTTGTCAAGCATTTAAAGAGCGAGGGTTATCAGACGATGACGCTCTACTCAATGCACGGTTAGCTAAGATCCTACAACATACTGACTTTGATTATGACCGAAACGAACCAATCCTATGGACCCCAGTATTATAAACGGGGTTCCATAGAGGTGTGGGATTTTATTAGAGATCAGCAGCTCAACTACCACCTCGGCAATGCTATTAAATATGTATGCCGTGCTGGTCATAAAGATGATCCTATTAAAGATTTAGAAAAAGCTATCCACTACTTAATTAATGAGAAAGAGCACTTACTCAAAGAGCGCATACGAGTTCCGAAAAGCTTTCAATCTGGAAGGATCACTGGACCGTGGATCTCTCAACTTACAAACAGGATTGATCAGTGAAGAACACAGAGAGGTTCTTGAAGCAGTCCGTGAATTGTTATGGAATGTTGACCATCCTGTAGCAAGAGAGCATTTATTAAAAGAGCTTACTGATCTTGTCTATGTTTGTCATCAAATGGCAACATGTTTTGGATGGGATTTAGATGAAGCATACAAGCGTGTTCATAGAAGTAATATGAGCAAGCTAGATGAAAATGGGAAACCAATATACCGACAAGACGGAAAGGTATTAAAGGGTCCAAACTATTATTTACCTAACTTAAAAGATTTAATTTAATGAATAACCTGATCGCTAGGACTGGAAGAGTCCAAAACTGGATGGATAATCCAGAAGGCCGCTTACCTGTATCATGCACAGTGTTTGTTGTACAAGATAGCATGGAAGGAGAGGATGGAATTGAAAAATCTTGGCGTTTTGTGTCACATGCTCTCCGTTTTGGAGCGGGAGTGGCTGTCCACTTATCCAACCTTAGACCCAAAGGAACTGAGAACGGCAAAGGTCTTGTTGCAAGCGGCCCAGTCTCGTTTGCGAAGATATACTCAGTCCTCAATGAAACATTAAGAAGAGGTGGGGTTTACAAAAATGGTGCGGTTGTATGTCATTTGGACATTGATCATCCTGATGTTGTCGAGTTCATTACTACTCCTAGACATGAACTCCCGTGGGTCAAGCGGTGTGTCAACATTGATGATGAAAAATGGAAAAATACTGACCCGAACACACGGGAACAAATAATATATGGCATCAAGTCTGGTGACATATGGTTAAACAAAATCAAACATGACTCTAATGGGAAGCGTATCTATGGGAACGTCTGTCTTGAGGTATACGTGCGCTCACGTGGAACGTGCTTGCTCGAACATGTATCTCTCGGTGCCTGTGAACTCAGCAGCTTACAATCGGCTTTCACTACAGGTATGTCCGAGTTGTGCAGCCTCCATAGCCGAACAGGTGTTGGAAGGACTGGAGAATATTTGCTCGAAGAAAACGATAGGCAAGTCGGGTTGGGAATGCTCGGACTCGCCAACCTCTTACGAAGATACAAAGTAACATACAAAGAATTTGGTGAAGCATTACATCAAATTAATAATAATAATTTAAGTCAAGGAACTGCTGGTATTATTGCCAGTGAATTGAAAGCAGCTATTGAAGGTGCAGCTAAGGTTGCTCGGTATCATAAGATGGAGAGAGCATTTGCTATAGCTCCTACTGCTTCTTGTTCCTATAAAACAAAAGATCTAGATGGCTTTACCTCTTGCCCAGAGATAGCACCACCAATCGGACGCACTGTGGACCGTGATTCTGGTACATTCGGGGTAACATCTTATGACTATGGCGATGTTGAGATCGCCTCGGAAGTTGGCTGGGACGCTTACAAGCGTGTAGCAGACGGCATAATGATAATGCTCAACAATACAGGACTTCTTCACGGCTATTCATTTAATAGCTGGAGCGATGTTGTACAATACAATGATAGCTTCGTGGAAGAGTGGTTAGCTTCGCCTCAAACCTCCTTATACTACAGCCTTCAGGTAATGGGAGACACCCAAGATAAGAGCGATGCGTATGCAGCATTAGATGAATCAGATGTCGAAGATTATTTGAAGGGGATTATCGAACCCCCTCAATGTGATTGTCAAGAATGAAACTTACACCTTATGATAAACTCCTTACAAGGAAAAGAAAATGGACTCCAGTACAAACAACAGCTGGAAAATTTAAAGAGGGAGCAGAGGAGGCCATCTTCCGTGCTCTCGCAGTACGCCACATGGAAATACCTGTGGGTGACTGGATTACTGAGACACTT